GAATTTATAATCAATTACTTGTGAACTAACAGATGGTAATTTTGTGCTAGTGCACTGGATATCCAAATCTTCAATTTTCAAATTATACTTATTCAATAAACTTTGAGGAGGCATAATTTGAACCCTGAATTTGGTAGGTCTTGCACCATCACCTAAACTATGAAATAATGTATTTTGAACTATATCACTCATTTATCTTTCTTTTTTACTTATTTATCTCTTTAACTTTAAGTATTTCTCTCTATAATATACAAAATATACATAAAAGGAATCAAATGTCAAAAATAAGTGATAATGCTCCTAAAAGAATTTCTCATAATTATACTTCAGAGACAGAATTAAAATCTTTAGTTATAAGAGAAAAGAATAAAAAGAATAATTTAGGAACAACAGAATTAAATTCAAAAATAAATGAAATGATTAAAGAATATAAGAAAACTAATGATAAATCTCTTAGAGATGAAATTATTGAATTATCTGAAAATACCCAAATAGATGAAATATCTCATGAAAGATTTGGAGAAATCATAATCTTAATGATTAAGAAAATACTTTCAAAACCTAATTTTAGTGGATATTCTTGGAGAGATGAATTTTATTCAGATGGATCTTATAGAACTTTAAAATATATTCATAATTTCGATCATAAAAAGACTTCAAAGATTAATAATCAAAGTGTTTCAGCATTTGCATATATTTCTCAGATTCTTCATAATTCTATTATTGCAATTATAAATCAGAAGAATAAAGAAACACAAGAAATAGATAAATATATTTCTGAAGAAAATGCAAATCACGAATTATATGAAGAATCTAAGAATTCTTCTAAGATAGATGTTAATAAAAAAAGAAAATCACGTGAATTTGAATTTGATATGAAAGATGATAATGAAACATTGGTTCAAAAGATAAGAAAATTAGATTTAAGTAAAGACATGATTTATGATATTTACTATAAGAATTATGTTATTTCTTATGATGAATATTATGAACTTCATGATATCTTTAAAGATTGTAAAGGTATTATTAATATAGCAAAGATTTCAGACAAAACTCAGAAAGGACTTCAAAATGATAGTGATAAAAGATCATAAATTAAAAGATATTTTTGAATTTAAAGATTATGATGATATTTCAATATATGACGGAAAGTGCAAAGTAGGAAAATATTTCAAAAATGAATTAATTTTAAATGATATTGTAGATTTTGAAAAAGAATATACATTTATATATGAGATACCTGATCTTAAAGATCTTTCTTTAAATTCAATTTATAAATTAGAAATAAGAGATATTAAATACATTTCAAAAAATTATAATAATGAAAAATATGTATTACATTACAATTCACATTTAAAAGATTTTGTAATGCTAAACAATAAGGATCAAGAAGTGTTTATTGGTTTCAATGATGCTTCAAAAGAAATATGGAATGTATACTACAGGGATATAAATGAATAATTTAAGTGATATTGAAAAAATAAATGCATTTTACAAATTCATGAGAGAATATAAAGGAAATGATAGTTTGGTAACTATTATTTTAGAATTTTGTGAGCAATACGATATATTGGAAGAAGAAATAGGAGATCTTATTTCAAGAGATCAATATCTAAGTGATTTCATTTTAAGAGATTGTAAAAAAAGAGGAATTATTAAAACTGATAAAAAACCTAAATCAGAAATTGAGAATTGGTAATATTTCAAGATAAATAAAGAAAAAGGATTTTCTTGTTATTTACTTGGAATGATAAATTAAATGAAGGAACTATTGAAAATATCGTATTTAATGATAAACCTAAATTAAGTTTTGAATATACGTGGTTTCACTGTGATTGGATATCTTTTCAAATAATAGAAAAGAACAAAAAAGAAAATTCAGATGAAATTTTGGATAAATTCAATAATTCCTTCAAAAATAAACCCAAAATATGTTCTTTAGAACAAAAAGAAGAAATTCTTGAAGTTTATAAAGAATATTATAAGAAGTATATTCAGAAGTCTGAAAATATTTCAAAGAAATCTAAAAAATCTTCTAAGAATACAAAAAAATCTAAAGAAATAAATTATTTAGGTGTTTAAATGGCATATTTTCATTTTAGAACATTACAAAAATACACTGCATCTTTATTAGATCTACTTAATGATATAGAAATTCAAACAGAAAGAAGTGATGGAACTATATTTTCAAGATTCGTTCCTATTCAATATACTAATAAAGAAAAATCAGCAATCATCGAACAACTTGATGAAAATCAAATATTTCAAGGAAATAACCAAGTTCTTCCGAGAATGTCTTTGGTATTTGATTCTATGGAACCTATCTTTGACAGAAAATTAAACAAATATATAAAAATCAATCCAGTTTTCAATGGAAAAACATATAATTTTGAGTTTACTTCAGTCCCTTATAATTTTAATTATACAATAGTAGCTCAGGCTCGTGGAATGAATGAAGCATCTCAGATATTTGAACAAGTTTGCTCATATTTTAATCCAACATATACTATGAGAATTGTTGAATTACCGATAGTAGGATTAGAACCAACTTCTGTAGTTATTGATTTAAATTCAACTGATATTGAACAACAAGATTTTGATGATTATTCAACAAATATTGTTACAATAAGATTTAATATCACTCTAAGAGGAAATCTATATCCAGCAATTAAGGATCAAAATATTATAAAACAAATCCAATTATTCATTTATGGTGAGAGTTCACCAAATATGGAAGAATTAGATAATGTAGTTAAAACTACTATACCTTCTTTACAAGCAGAAAGAATTAATGCAGAAAAATCATCAGTTATAACAATAGATCCTAAATTAGAAAATAATGAATTAAAAACAGAAATCAGAACTTCAAGTTCATTTGATAATAAGCCAGTAATAAAAGATATTGAGTATAAAGATCATTATTTAGAATGTATCTACGATGACTTTGATTCCCATTTAACTCAGTTGAAATTTGAATGGAGCATTAATGGAATTAAAGCCAAAGGTAAAACAAGAGTAATTAAAGTAAATGTAACTGGTATTAAAAGTGGTATTGTTGAATGTAAAATAATAGATGAAAATAAAAACTCTTCAGAAGTCTTTTCAAAAGAGATAGAATTTTGATAATTCTGATGAAAAAGATAAATAATACAAATATTTAAAAAAGGACTTCAATGAGTGATTTTAAAGAAATGAAACTACTATATGAATATTCTGAACCGGAAGTTCAAATAGAAGAATCATTAAATGAAAACAAAGAACCTCAGAAGAAATATAAAATAAAAGGTTCATTTAGTACTATTGGTGAAAGAAACAGAAATGGTAGAATTTATCCAAGGGAAATTTGGGAAAATGAAGTAAGAAAATACCAAGACGTTATAAAATCTGGAAGTATTAATAGACTTTGTGAGTGGAAGCACCCGGAAAGAAGTACTGTTGATCCTATGGAAAGTGTCGCAGTAATTGATAAACTTTGGATTGAAGGTAAATATGTTATGGGAGAAGCAACATTATTGGATAATCCAAAAGCAAATCAACTTAAAACTCTAATTGATAATGGTATCAAAATATCAGTTTCTTCAAGAGGTGTTGGAAGTATTAAAGATGGCGTAGTTGATAATTTTAAATTAATTACTTATGATATAGTTGATACTCCTAGTGATTTTAATGCAACTATGGAAGGTTATTGTGTAACCGAATCCGAGAAATCTTTCTATATCACTGAAGATGGTAAAATTGTTGAAGCTCAAAATAAAGAAATCTCAGAAGACAAAGAAAGCAAAGAAGTTAAAGAAAATTCAAATAAAATAAATGAAACATTTAAAGAAAACACAAAAACAATAGTATCAATATTAGATGAAATATTCAAAGAGGAGAAGTAATGGAATTTGATATTTTAAAGATTTTAGATAATAAAGATTATAATGAATTTGATGATGTTATTCAAGCCCGATATCAATATCAACTTGAAAATAATGAAGTCTTAACAAATCTTAAAAATCAATTAGACAATATAAAAGATTATAAAGAAGAATTAAAATCTTTAAATGATAAGTATAGAGTTATATTTAAATAATTAGGTATTAAAATGATAGATACAAGAGAAAAACTAAGAGAATATGTATATTCAAAACTAGGTAAACCACTAATTCAAGTAGAAATTACTGATTCTCAAATGGATTATATTATAGATGAAGTAATTCAGAAGTTCTGTGATTTCTCTTATGACGGTGAATTAGTTCAATATCTTAAATTCAATTGTCAAGGAAGAGGTGAATATCTTCTTAGTCCTGAAGTTGAAGAAGTAACACAGATAAATCAAAGTGGATTATTTTATAGTGGATATGACGTAAATGGATATGTAGATCAAAATCTTAGTAATTTTATTCTTAGTACTACTGGTGCATCATTGAGTTACTTAGTAACATTAAGTGCAACTAGATCATTAACTGCTAAATTTTTTGGAAATAGTGTAAATTTTGAATATAATTCACATAGACATAGTATTAACATTCTTCAAGATTTTTATGGTCCATTACTTGTTGAATGTTATTTAAAATATATACCTAAAGAAAGAGATAAAATTTATGATCATCAATGGATAAAAGCTATGTGTGTAGCACAAGCAAAAGTTCAATGGGGTGGAAACGTTGGAAAATATTCACAAGTTCTAATCGGTGGTGCATCTGTGAATTTTGACAGAATTATCTCAGAAGGTAAAGAAGAAATCCAATTATTAAATGAAGAATTATTATCAAGATGGACTAATCCAGCACCAATTCATATATCATAAAAAGGAGAAAAATGAACAATTCAAATAACTATAAACCAAAACTTCAAGTTCTTAGAAATCTTGTATTAGTTGAAGTAACTTCAGAAGATTTCAAAAAATCTGAAAGCGGAATTATTTTAGGTAAAGTAACCAATGCAGTAAATGATAGAAAAACACAAGGAATTGTTGTAAATACAGGACCAGATTCTAAAATAAAACTTCAAAGCACTGTATATTTTGAAAAAACTTCAGGTATTGACTATGAAGAAAGTGATAATGAAATTACTCATAAGTATATAATTTTAAGAGAAGAAAGTATTTTAGGGGTTCTAGGAATTTTGGAGAAATAATGTATAGTAATGATAATCTTGAGAAAATGAATTTAGATCTTTTAGATAAAGAATTTCAGAAGTTCAATGAAACACTAAGTAATGATATTATAGATGTTGAAGATGAATCTGAAAATTCAGAGTCAACGAGTTTTGAAATGACTTCCCAAACTCAAAATCCTCAAAATAATGTTTCAATTCTACCAGCACCTAAAGATATTTCAGAAAATGTAGAAACAAAAATATCTTTAGACAATATAGAAGGTATAATTGATTTAAAAGTTCTTGTTCAAGACTATCAAAATCTAAGACAAATAGTATTATCTAATTCAGCGAATTCAAAAAAACTTCTTGAATCTTTATTAATTGAGATATTTGCAAATGATTCAGTAGATCCTGAAATGATTGCAAGTTATTCTCAGTTATTAAATACAGTAAATTCATCAATGAAACTTTTGACATCTTCTTATAAAGAAATATCAAATATTTTAATGAATATTCAGAAATTAAATGCAACTCAAAGACCAAAAGAAATCAAAGTAGAAAATGTTAATATATTAAGTTCTAAAGAAATAGTTGAAAGATTGTTAAAAGACAATTCCGAGAAGTTAAATGAAAACTCGTGAAACTGAAAAATTATCTAAAAATAAACGAATTAACGCAGTTATAACAAAAAACCAAAGAACAAATGGTGGAACTTTTGATGCTTTTGAATATTTCTATAAATTATGGGAAGAAGATAATTCAATTTTCTTAATATGTGAAAATAAGAATTCTGAGTTTTTATCAAAAGACTTCTTAAATAAAAAATACATTTTAGATCAAAGAGTATTTGATAATATTATTAATGATGATATTTTCAAATATTCTTATAATAATGTTTTAATATGTGAAATGTTTCAGTTTCCTGAATTATTTCAAAATAATATCTTAAATGCTAAGAATTTATATGTTCTTCAGAATGGTGAACTATATTTTAATAATAAAAATAATATCAATATAAGATATTTTGGTGAAAATCAAGGGCTTAATAATTATACCTTTAAAGTATATTATCAAATCCAAAGAATTTATGAACACAGTGATAATGTCTATCTTAGATTTTTTAATTATAATAAAGACGTTTTAGATATTATAAAAAAGTATAAAAATACGATTTTAAATGAATTTAATAATTTTAAACATTCTAAAGAATTAAAAAAATTCAAAGGTGATTTTTACAAAGATTTTAATAAATTAATCTATATTAAAAATGCAAATATTTTTGATAGACATCCAAGAATTTTTACTGAATGTGTTAATCAAAATATAGAATGTATCTATATTAATAAAACTGAAAAAATAGATAATTCTTTTCTTAGATTTCAAGACAGATTTGATCTAAATAAAAGAAACATAAACAATGATATTGTTATAGATATGTTTTTAAACAATATAAAGGAATAATATGATAACCAATACTAACTTCAGAATTTCATCAATAGAAGTTGAGAACTTAGTTCAAAACTCAGAATATTTAGTGCAAAAATCAACAGTTCAAAAAACAAGAGTATTCTTTAATTTAACTTTTGAAAATTCGGAAGAACTAACAGAAACTGAAAAAAATGATTTTGCTGTTTATCTTAAAGTAAAT